GTCCTCTCCAAGGAATAGAATCGACTTCTTGTCGAGTTCAATCTCCACTGCCAGACTCTTTTGTGCTTTAAGTTCCCTCTCGAGGTCCACTACCTGGATCTGATGTGCTTTTAGCTTGCGACCAAGCTCTGCTTTTTCGAGGTTTGCTTTTTCGAGGTAGTCGTCTCCACAACCTAAAGCCCACTCTGCCGCTTTTAGCTTTTCAGCAAGCTCTTCGTTTTCTTTCTCGAAGTCAGCCGCTGCTTTCTTCCATGACTTAAACTCCTTAACAAGCTCCGCTGTATGACTCTTTGCGGTTTTTAGCTCCAAAGCAAGCCTTTCGTATTCAAGGGCGCTAACAAGGTTAACCTCTCCAGAATACAGTTTGTTGTCGTCGTTTTCTTCAGGGTTGTAACCCATGGTTACCTCCGTTGGTTTGGTGAATGAATGCCGACCGCTGTGTCCCGTTCCGCTTTATTATTGTGGTTTATTCCACAGGAACGCTTAGACACAGCGGTCAGCAAGTAGACGCCGACACACACAACAGGGTACTATTCTTTGCAGTGCTTCACCTGTTGTGTGGTCGGCTTTATGTCGTGGTAGTGTACCATACAGCCCCTACGACGTTTCTTCGTAGGGGCTCTGTGTTACACCTCCTTTAGTTCGTGTTCTGTCTCATGGATCTTGTTGGAGACCTGCTCATAAACCCAAGTCCGTAGGTTTTCTCGAAAACGAGAATGTGGCTCGAGTTCAAGTTCCAGATCAACTTCCGCAGTCCCAGAAGGACACCAGAAGTTGATCTGGACATTTCCGTCCTTGCTTGCCCGAATACTAAACCTTGGAAAGTCTACCGCTTTGTGACCGCTGTGCCCAACTCTACCGCCTGTCTTGACAGTGTCAAGGCACTCGTTTAGTCCCTGGAGCTTCTTAACCAGTTCCAGGATCGTGTCTGCACGTCCATGCAACTCCTTAAGAGCTTTAGGTCCAAGGTTACAGTCTTCGACAAGTTCGTTGATAATGTCTGGTGTTGACATTTTGTCCTCGTTTGGTTGTGGTTTGGAATGTGGTGTCTAAGCACCTTCTACCATGTACAGGTTGTTGTCCCTGTCCATGGTCGGAAGTGTTTAAAGTCCGCTGTCTCGCATTCGAAGAGCGTTGTCCTCGCTCGACAACTGCTTGATCCCTTCTCTTGCGAGTTCAAGTTGTCCTTTGAGCATTTCGATCGTTCGATCACGAACGGCGATCTCCTCTCGAAGGCTTCCTACAAGCTCCCGGGCCACCTCGGATCCTATGTCTTGACGTAGAGCGTCAAACGTTTTCTTTGGTAGCGTTTCGATCAACTCGAAAGCAAGGTTCCGCGCTTCAAGCTTGTGTTTAGTCTCGCCACGATCAGCAAGTGTGATCTTGACGCACAAGCTTTGTGTTTCCGCGTTCTTCTTGTGAAGTCTTAAGTGTACGCTGCGCATTATGAACTCCGTTGGTTGTTGGTCTCGACGTAAACTGACACGTCAAGGGTTGCCCCTAATTTCAGTTACTTAGGCTACTGTGTGATCTCCAGAGTTGGAGTTAGTAGCAATTTCACTGTTGAAGTAAGGGGTAAAGAGTAGTAGTTATAGGTACTTAGCTTGTTTATGTAGGTTTGAGTACCCCAGAGGCTATGCAGCCAGGTAGGGTCTCAAGCGAAATAAACAGAATAAGCCAGGTAGCTACTGCGCTTTTCGCCTTACTTCAACTGGTGTTTTCTGTAGGAGTTCACCTCTGGAGCTTTCACAGTGCAGGCTAAGTGGTTGTTATTACTTGACTACCGGGTGCCAGTAGTCTTGTTTACTGCCTTCTGCAGCCGTTCGGGCCACCCTTGCGAGTGACCGCCCTTTTTCGTCTCTGTGAACACCAACGCACTTGTGCAAATGCGCCCATGTTCGTCGGTTACGCTAATGTACACTCCTTCGATCCCACGCCTGTGAGTCACGAAGCAGCGTACATTTTTGAAGCCGTTCTTTCGGAGGCTAAGAGCCACCAGGGAAAGGCTTGTTTGGTTGTTTGGATCCTTGCACTTAACAAGCGTGAGGTCCACCTTTCGGCGTACCTCTTTGTTTGTCGAGCGCGCTTCTACTGTGGCCCAAGCAGAGTTTACACCCTGCGTGAACCCTTTTGTGTGTCCCGGCAAACTACCTCCGCGCTTCCCGCTCCCAGGGGAAGCAAGAGCGCGGCGTGTTTGTCCAAAGGATCGAAAGTTGTCAGGTCTCATATTCTCTCCAAAAAGTGAATACTTAGCCTGCACTGTGAGAGCCCCAGAGGGGGTGGAACATTCGTCGCCTCTCGCAACGGTTCGCTACTCCCGTTACCTCAATAGGTACATGGCCCAACCAACCACACCACGTACCCGGCTATTCATAGGAAAGAACGCTACGATCCATTGTGAGAGCTTACTCACACGTTCTTAACTGCCTCGCCCTACCGAATAATGGGGCAAACGCGACTTTTGGTCCCTGTGTACACTGCCGCTGGCTATGTTTTCCACTGCCATAGTTAACGCTATTCTTGTGCTGATCTTGTGCTCGAGCGGTAACTATGAATGGCCTGTAAAATGAACAGCCCGGTCAGTTACGTCCAGCGCAAGGGGTGCCGCACAACGCTCGCCTTTATTTGAGATGGGTTTTCCTCCGTTCGTGAGCGGTGACAATATGCCTGTCACGTCACACCAAACACCGTAGTCTGGTCGGCACGCGTTCCAGCGCACCCTTACTCAAACCTTGCACCTTACTTTCGCGTCCCCATGTTTCATGGGTACCAGCATTTTTCAGGCTACGGATCAAACCGCTACAAGGCACACATTCCGTGTCTTTGGCTAAACCTATGTCCTCGAAAAAGAGCCCAACTCCTTTTGGTTTTCGTCGGGTTCTGCCAGAGTACATTGCATGTCCCGTGCCAACCCACCTAAGTACCTGAAATGATTAAAAACCACTGCACGCATGTTCAGTGAAATGTGACGCAAATGGTCGACGATTCTTGACACACGTGACGCAAATTGTCACATTGGGGGGATGCAAGAACCATGCCGGACACACGACGCCTACGTGCGATCTAAAGGAAGTCGCGCGCGGGAAGATAGCCGCACGCACGTATGCAACATCCGTGCCACCGATACTTGGCACAGTTGTTGCAGCGCTGCAACATCCGTGCCAATGTTTGTGGTACGATTCTTGCAGCGCTGCAACATCCGTGCCTGACACGTCAACGCTAATGTTGTTTCGAGCATTACTGTTGACCGTTTTATCTACTTGTTTGCAGATAAAAAGGCCTGCGACCGCCCAGTGTGGCATTTATATCTTTTTAGTGTGTTGGACCCTCATCTCTAATCCAAAAATCAATAAACCAAATGCTGCATTTAAATCACATTTTCACGCTAGCGCTGCGGAAAACGCCGTTTGAAACCCCATAGGAGCCCTAAGTGCCTGTAATTATTAAGGAAAAAAGATTTGTTGACACTCCAATAGAAAGACCTTATATAATATAGACGAGTGCAGCCAATTGGCCGAGAACTGTGATGTATAAAACAGAAGCAACTTTTGCAATTTTTAGAATTCTGGCGACAATTGTCAACAGAAAGAAACTAGATCCTGCTGGTAAGAATAATTGTTTGCAAGGTAGTAAGACTTTTTCGGCAAGTTGTAAAAAAGAAGACTTCGCATTTGCTTTTCTAAAACTTCATCACAGAATTGATACTATAATGAAGTTCTCAGGAAAGCTTCACGAGATAGATTCAGCAATTGGAAAGGAACCAGAAGGTTTCGAAGAGTTTTTAAGTGAAGTAGAGTCATCATATTCCGGTGTCTTTAATCGAATTATTAACCCCCCTAAGGGTGAAAGTGCCGAAAGCCCCTCCGATTCGGATTTAACACTACAAGGAGAACCCACTGTCGACAGTGCTAAAGCTAAGACGAGCGTTTTCCTGGGATTGGCGTCTCATGGATAAGCGTTCCGAGCAGAGTTCGGGGCCACTCAAAAATGCCCAAGTGTAGTTAGGGATTCGCTGGTGGTCCGTTCGCAGAGATTGCCGTCTTTAGGCCGGACCACCATTCTTTTTTAGGTGAAAAATGGCAGATGTTGTAACAAGAACTCTACCGACAACCCTTGGTGGTAAGATTACCATTAAGGAAGATGCCGGTATTGATGCTGATCAAAAGGATGTTAGAGCAACTTCCAGCACCCTCTATATTATAGAGGCGGATAACACAACAAATACCTCTGCTGTGTATGTTAAGTTCTGGGATGCTACAGGACCAACCTTTGGTGGAGCCTCTGGTTCAGTCCCAGATATTTGTTTAAAGATAAATGCGTCTACTAAGCGCTCTATTACCATGCACAAGGGCTTCACATTTGCTGATATTAGCTTCGCAGTTGTCACTGGTGCCGGTGAAACAAGTGATGATGTCCTTTCTGGCGTAACTTTAAGATTCCTAACCTCATAGGTTAACATGGCAGCGACAACCACAAGTCTTACGATCCCGTTTGCTACTAAACTAGTAGTTGATACTGCACTATCTGCAACTGTGCAAACAGATGTTATTGGAACTGCTGGCGTTCTACAAAGTATTTACGTGAATAACCCGAATGGGTCTATAGTATATATTAAAATTTACGATGCTAAACAAGTTGATACTTCCGCCGACATACCGGACCTTGTTTTTCCACTTACTGCTTCTACTTCTAGTTTCTTCGATTTCGGTGCTGGTTGGGCATTCACATCTGGACTTTCAATTCAAGCCGTAGCAAATGGAGTCACAACCACTGTTGCTCCTGGCTCCGCTCTTGATATTAGATTGGCGTTATCATAATGCTTCCTTTCATTCTACAAGCAGTCTCATCGTTGGGCCACAAGGTCTTTACTGAAGGAGACTACAATCTTAACATTATTGGTGTTAGGAATAAAGATCCACAGCCAGATGCTTTCGATGATATGATCTGCTGTGTGTTTAAAGAAGATGGACAGTGGATAACACATAGCTGGCCAGCAACCACTGATCCTGGTAATTATTATTTAAACAACCCTATTAGCGTAGATGGAACAGCTATTCTAGTTCCAGGACAGTATAGGGGAGTTTATAAAATCGATATGCACCGTGGGGAGTATCCCGCGCTTTGTCAAAGGGAAGGGATAGTCAATGTATGGAGAGACCGTACCAAAGACTCCATTCTAGATTATGGGGAGAACGAGACAGAAGGATATTTTGGGATCAATATCCACAGGGCGACTTCTCACGGTGCATCAGAAAACGTAGGTAGGTGGAGTGCTGGATGCCAGGTATTCCAGAGCGCTAAAGACTTTGCTTTGTTCATGGAGCTTTGCGAGTGTCAAAGGGCTTTGGGGCATGAAACATTCACGTATACTCTTATTGTTCCCAATAAGTTTCTCATGGTTGCATAATGCCTAAACGTAAAGTTAAGTCTAAGAAGAAGTACTAGTGAAGATAGGAATCGACATATCAGAATCTGGTGCCGTGGTTCCCCCAGTGTTTGCATTCCAGAACGAAGTCGAATTTGTGTCCAAGTTTGCCTGGGAACTATGGCTGCAAAGTTCCCGCGCAGGTCATACAGTTCACATCACATCTGACAGTTCAACAACAAGACGTGCTACTCGTCAGAACTCTAGACATTTAAATTTGGCTTTGGTGTGCCAAGCTACTGACGGGAACCACGGCACTCTTCTTTTTGATCCAGGTACATCAAGACTAAATAGAACGCGCGCAATGAGAGCCGCAATCTGTATGGCCAGCATTTTCGGTTATGATTTTGTTTGCACTGCTGCCGAGGAAGATGATTTGAAGTTGATCCGACAGTACAAGGCGTTCTGTTGGATTGTCAGACCTAAGTTTAAAACTGCACATGAACACTACTGGGCTGGGACAAATAGTACTGTTCGTACAGGAAGAGGAATCTGGGAATCAATAGTTCAATCATATGACCTACAAAGATCAAATACTGTCAGCGCTAAAAGCGCTTGAGGTTACACCTGATTCTATGGCTGAGCAGTTAGCTCAAGTCATCAAGGGTGAAACCATTACTGAGAAATTTAATGGTAAAGGTGTGCTTGTTTCGAAATCAGTTAGAAAAGATCCCGAATCAGCAATGCGTGGCGCAATGATTTATGATGCAATGCACGGTGGAGAGTTAGGCATTGCACCAAAGGTCATTGAGTTCAAGAAGCCCGCGGAAATTGCACACAGAAGAATGTTGGTAGATAGCAGAATAATTGTAAATGGCGCTGATGAATCTGACTGACGATCTCCTTGTAAAAGAAACAGCTAGAATGCTATATTATGAGCATGAGGCTAGTAAGGCAGGAGTCCCTCAAAGTGAACTAGAAGAGATTCAAGGTCGCGTTGAGACTATTAAAGAACTGCTTGAAGTTCAAGGTGTAGATGTTGACGATGACAATATCCGCCAAAGAGCTATGGTTTTGTTTCTAGCTGAAGTTGGCCTGACTCCTATTGAGGCTGCAGGAGATTTTACTACGGAGATTAAGAGCGAAAAGAAGAAAACTTCTGTTAGGGTAAAGAAGAAAGCAGATCCATCTGTAGAGCCAACAGCTAATGTTTCCGATAGGCTTTACTCTGATTTTCCTTTCTTCTGTAAGATGTGTTTAGAGATTGCTTACCGTCCAGGCTTGAACCCTGCTGCTCCAGACGGTGGTTACGGCCCGTTTATCCTTAATGAAGGACAACGTAAGGTTGCAGCAGTAATGCTGGACCAATGGCTTAACGATATTCCAGTAAGAATTATTATTCTTAAATCTCGTCAGCTTGGTATTACTACTTTATTGATGGCTTTTTGGCTTTGGCTTATAATGCAGAACCCTGGCATTACTGCCATGGTTATCATTGATAAGGGGGATCACCTCAGTGAAAAGAGACAGACTTACATCCGCTGGCTCGAGAGAATTTCAGAACTCTATCCCCAGCTACCTGCTGTTGAAAGAAGAGCGTCCAAAGTTATCGAATTACAGAACATGTCAAGAATCCTCTTTGAGTCTGCGGAAGCACCAAACCCAGGAACCTCAGAGCATATTGCAATCTTGCACTGTTCAGAAAAACCAAAGTGGCCTCGTGGACGCGACCGTCAGATTGACGCAAGTATCGTTCCAGGTATTCCCGAGAAGGGAAGAACAATTTATGTTGATGAGTCCACTGCTGAAGGAGTAAATGGATTTTACCATAGGTGGCACCGAGTTGTAGAGGGGAAAGCAGAGGCAACTCCAATTTTCCTTCCTTGGTATATTTCTGCTGAGTACCAGACTGATCCGCCAGAATCTTGTTTTGATTCTAATGGAAAGTTTATTTTCCTTAATGATGATATTGAAGTTTGCGAGACTGATGAGTCTGGCAAAATCATCATGACAGAAGAGGAGTTTTACGAAAAATATGAACTTACCCCCAGACAACTATACTGGCGGAGGAGTAAAATCAAAAACGCGTTCTCGGGCGATAGAGCAATCTTCGACCAGGAATACCCAACCACTCCAAGACACGCCTGGCAAACGGTCGGGGGTAAGTTCTTTTCCTTTGAAGAAGTTGATAAGTGCGGGAAGTCTTGCGATAATCCTGTACTTATTGGCAATCTTGTTGATAGCAATGGCAACAACGATCCCCTCCGTTTACTACCTTATGGAGAGTACTCACCATCAGTAACTCCGATTCCATACGGTAACCTTAAAATTAGAGAGATGCCAAAGGAAGGGGCAACGTATTATGTTGGTGGAGATGTTGCGGAAGGCAAAGCTGCCGAAACTGCTGCTGGTACAACTGATTACGATTACACTGTCTTTGTCGTTAAAGACGAAGAAGGAAGAACAGTAGCATTATTTAGGGATAGAATCAAACCAGAGGAGGCTGCTCTTCCACTACTTCTTCTTGGAATGATGTATAACATTGCCCTCATTAATTGCGAGCGTAACGGTCCTGGTCAGGTTGTTTGGTCTATGTTTAAGCAGACTGGTTATTACAATGTTTATTATAGAAAAGGTAATACACCGATTCTTGAGCGAGCATGGGCAATAACTACTCAGTCAAATAGACATCCGTTACTTTATTCTTTAAGGGCATCCTACAGGGAACTTACTACTAGGCCAGGTTTTAAAGAAACTGTAGAAGAGATGAACGAAATAATCATCGACAATAAAGGAAAGATTCAGGCTAGGAGAGGTGCGCATGATGATATCATAATGGCTGAAGCGCACGCCTGGAGTTTGATATATGAAAAGAAAGGTGTGGTTCTACACCCAGACAAGCCTGAGAAGCCAGAACCACCAAAGAATGAATTTCAAAGTATAATGGACTTTAACGGGATTGAGAGGTTCTAGATGGCTCTAGATGTTAAAACATGGGATGAGCGCATTAGGAAAGACCTTGAGTTCCGAATGGGTAAGTTTGATAAGTTGTGGAACGAGAATAAGCAGATCATTAGGAATTCAGAACTTGGTAAGTTGAAGGGAAACCTTGTTCAGGATTTCATTGACACTATTCAGTCTAGGCTTATTGTAAGAAACCCAATCATTAAAGTTAAGGCGGATAACGCAGATTTTTCTAAAAGAGCAGACGACTTAGAGGTTGCATCTAATTCAATTATTAGAGTGTGCGATCTCAAGCATCACCTAACTAAGGCAACCATCACAGCTACTTGGGCATCTACTGGTTGGATTGAAGTTGGCCATACAATGGACCAGCATAACTTTGATCCAATGAGATCGGTTCTTTACAGGTCTCCAAATGTCGTCGATTTCAGGGACCAAGATATTAACGATAATTATGTCCCGATACAAGAGGAGGAAGTTATTGCTAATGTTGGTCGCGATGTTGATGATATACCTCCGTTTGACCCATTTGAAATGCAGGATATCGTTGAAGAAAACGTATCGCAGGATCCACCCCCGGCTTTTGACCCTGAACTTGGAATGCCGTGGCTTAATGAAATCTCTCCGTTTATGATTGTTATTCCTAAGGAAAACGAGAATTACGCAGATTTAGATTATATTGCAAAGCTTGTCGTTATCTCAAAGCAAGAGCTTAAGCTCATTACTAATATCAATGTTGAGAATGTAAGCGTTTCTAATAAATATAAGCCAATACTAAATAGAGTTTCAGGTTACGATAGGATTGATGATCCAGTACTTATCTGTGTCACACATATTAGGAGAGACAGAAATGCTCCGGATTATACTAACTGGTATCTTGTTCACGTACTTGGTTATCCAGACATTATTATTAAGTCTGATGCCAATCCATTCGGAGGTCTGATCCCGCTCATCCCAATTACTGTTTCACCAATTAGAGACATTTGGGATACTTCTATTGTAGAAGATTTGAAACCATATGCTGAATGGTACAGTGCTGGCGTCTCAGCGATTGGCGATAGGCTATACGAGACTTTAAACCAGAAAGTCCTTACTGGTGCTGGCGCAGCAATGGAGAGCGAAGAAATTAGAAAGTTGCTAAACGCTAGGTATTCTGGAGAGGTTAAAGTTAACGGCGATCCAGCAGGAATTAAAACATGGGAAGGGCCTGGGATTCAAAATGAGCAAATGCAATTGCTTAGCTTTTTCCAGACTCTAGCTCAGGGGGCTGCTGGAGCTAGCGATATTGACAGAGGTGTCGCGGTAAAGAAAATTACAGCTAGGCAGACTGAAGCGCTTCTCAATGCTACAAGTCTTAGAGTTTCTGGGATGAGAGAAGTAATTACAAGGGCAACTAAAGAAATCATTGTTAAGCTTATGCACCTTGTTGGTATCTTCTCACTCTATAGGTCTAGGCGTTTTACATTCGGAACTAGAATTGCAAACCTGGAGCCTGGAGTAAACGATTTTTCGACTTCATATAGTTACAATATTGATGTTAGAGATATGGAACCACCAGCAAATGCCGAGGAACAATTGGTATTTGTACAATTCCTTAGACTTCTAATGATGGATCCGACACCAGAGAGGCTTTTGGTTCAGCAATGGAACTGGGCTGAACTTGCCGAAATGATTAGGGTTAAGTTTGATATGCCGCCTGAGGTTATTGGACAGCAGGACTTACAGCAGCTACCGCAGCCAGGTATGGGCGGTGGACCTGGGATGGCTGGTGGACCCCCACAAGGTGGACCCCCACAAGGTGGAATGGGTGGCCCTGAACATGCAGAGAGATTCCCCGCAGATCAAGGCGGGCCAGATTTAAATAACTTAATGTCTGGACTAAGGCAGCTTAAATAATGCCAGAAACCTTTATAAATACGCTTCTTGATTTAGGTGGCATAGGTATTCTTGCTGGATTCCTTATGTGGATTCATGTACAAAATACGCGACGCCTAGATGCCATGCAAGATAAGCACGATAAGCTTCTTGGTGATTGGCGTGATGAGCGTATTGATACAGTTGAAAAGCTTATTGATCAAGTAACTGCCGTTGTTGGTAAATTTGATTCCATTGAAGATAAGCTTTCAGAGGTTACGGTTAGAATTGATACCGGCCTCAATGAAATGAGGAACCATTACCAAGAACAAAGAATTAAAGAAATTAAAGATTTATAATGCTTTATACTGATATTTGTCAAAAGTGCGGAGAGGAGGAGGATGACTTTAGGACGTCTGCCTGCAAGAATGATCAACCGACTGGATTAGGTGGGGAAATCATTCCATGCAAAAGATGTGGTTCTCGTTCTTGGAAAGTTCAAGAGTTTTATGTTCCTCAAAGATGTTGGGGTCTTAAAGGAGAAAATGAAAGTTTTCCACTAAAGTCTCATTTAAAAGATAATAACGGTAATAGCATTGTTTTTAACAGTCTTAAACAATACGAATCTCACCTTGATAGTAAAGGTCTTGCTATTGCTGGTAATATGGCTATTGGTACTCCTCCAGAGCCCAAGGCTGTTCCTACAAAAGAGTTAGAAAGTCATCCAGTCTTCAGAAAAATGAAGGATATGGAAAAACAAGGGAAAACCGAAAGCCCTAAATTCTTACCAAAAGAGGAGGTAGAAAATGAGTTCGGAAATTAGTGGCGGTACACCGGCACCAGCAGCACCAAGTACATCTGAAGCAGCGCCAAGCGCGGCACCAACACCAACTGGAGGTCCAAGTGAATCAGCACCTAGCGGCTCTTTTGATTTCAGTGGTTGGAACGGGGACCGTGATAGCTTGCCTAGTGAGCATCATTCAGTCTTTGATGCAATTCAAAAAGTTAATGATGCTTCTAAACAAGAGGCGAATGCTGGAAAGAAACTTCAGGATTATTTGAAGAATCAAATTTACCAACAAAACCAACAGCAGCCAGTTACACAACGTGAGCAGCCAAGCGATGATGGCCCACTTACAAGGGAACAGGCTATGTCGCTTTTCAAGAAGGAGGAGTCTGAAAAGAAGCAACGGAAGCTTGTTGAGAATTTTAGAACATCCATGCTTGATGTTGTTGGTAAGCCACAGAAGTATGGCGATGCCACTGTTGCATTTGCTTCAGAAGGTGAGGTTGATCAGTTTAGGAAGTTTGTCGGAGAGACGCTTAATGGCGGCCTGACTGCTACTGATATGCTTTTATTGTTTAGAAAAGATAATATTTTCCAGCAGATTAGAGATGCTGGAGCAAAAGGATTTGAGCGAAAGCTTAGTAACAATAGACCTAGTAATGCTACCGGCAATAGCGTAGAAACTAGGACTTCAAATGTGCCCGCTGATTCAGGTGATGGCAATCGCCGAAAGAATCGGGCTCCTCGTACAGCAGAGTTGTTGCAGGCAAACAACCCAGAATTGTACAAGGCAATTGTTGACGGTTCAGAAAAACTATTTTAGGAGATTAGAAAATGGGTGTTCGCACTAGTTACAGCGAGCAGTTTGACCTTATTCGTACAATCGAAGATCGGTCAAAGAAGCTCGTAGCACAGGAACTCAAGAAGTCGTACCTCTACCGGCGATTTGTGGAAACTGCACAAGTTGTTAATTGTTACGATGTTAAGGAAGTTCCCCTTTACCTTGGTCCCCCAACCATGGGAAAGTGGATGGCTCGAGGAGATGTCCTACCGGATGCATCCTCTTCCAGCGCCGCTCTTTCGTATTGGACCAATCGATACATTGCAACTCCTCTTGGATTTGATGTTTTCGATCTTTGGGAGAATGAGGGTAACGCTCAAGCTCTGTTCGACTTGGTTGACTTCAAGACGATGGAAGCTGCTGTGTCTCAGAAGCGTGCTTTGAGTAGCGCGATCTTCAACGGACTCGGTGGTTCTCAGCCAGATGGACTTGGGACTATTATTGAAACCGCTGCACCTGCAGCACAGACTCAGACTGTTGGTGGTGTTGCGAAGTCTACAAAGACTTGGTGGCGTAATCAATATGTTCAGTTGACTTCTAACTTTGGAACGATTTCTGCTGGTACTAACCTGCCCGCTGGCGTTCTTGCTCTGCTTCAGCTTATTGATGCATGCACTATTGGTACCCTTGTTCCAAGTGACCTTGTCACTACCAAGGCTACTTTTGGTAACATTCGTCGAGCCATGCTTGAGATGAGCACCCCGTACCACGTCATTACTGATCGTCAGGATGCCCAATATGGTGTTCGTACTTTCATGTTTGATGGTCACTGGGTTAGTTGGGATCCAAACTGTCCTGCTGATGAAGTGTACTGCTTGCATATTGACGAGAAGTTTGAAGCCGAACGTACCGGTCTTCAAGATACCGTCAAGTTGGACGGTGACATTGAGGAAGTTGCAACTGATAACATTCTGGATCTGAATGGCGGTCTGTTTATGATCGTTAACCCGAATGTTCGAAGTCGCGCTCTTGCTCCTCGTACTCCGTATCGCCAGCTTGCGCAGACTCAGTGGATCGTTGATTCATTCAACATCGGAATGTTCCGAATGTCAGATCATGGCGTTTCTGATTCTTCCGGTGGCGCAATGTGGGAGACGTGGTAATATGTTTAATGCACTATCAAGCAAGGTAGCATTCGATAACCTGGAGGATTCTCTTTCAGGTACATTGAGTGTTTACCCTACACTAGCAAATGCGGTCACAGTAACTGGTCATGCAGATGCATGGGTAGTTGCTTCCTATGCGGAAGTTGTTCCTGCTAGCACAATCACATCTGAAATCTATATTGATTCAATTGTGATTGAGGCTGTTTCTGCTGCTGATTCATTCCAGGTTGCCTTGGCGACTGGAGCGGCAGCATCTGAAACTGTCGTTGCTATGGTAAGGTTTACTGCTGGACACGCAAGTAACCATATGGGTCTTGTGATTCCAATTCGCAAGAAAGTAGCAGCAAATGTTAGGATTGCGGCGCGTTGCGCTAATAAGGCTGACGCTTCTGCTAAGACCTGTGATATTTCTATTTCATATCGAACAATTAGCTAACACGGAGTTATAACAAAATGGCTAGTTTTACTGATTTCATGGGATGGACTGACCTCCAGTCCCATAGTAAGTTCCTTCCGCCGAATGTTATGGTTACGGCTGAGGATTTGGCGCTTCACGGCGAAAACCAAGCCTCATCTGATTTCCTTCATGAAGGCATGAGCAGGCAGATGATTTATACTGTTGCGGCTACCGGCGCGCAGTATTATATGGAGCTTGCTCTTTACGTTCACCCTGTTGGTGCTGCTGATGTTACTTTGGCATCTGGTACCACCTCTTCACAGAAAGGCATTGCTCTATACTGGAGCTTTAGCTGGAGCTATCGCGCCGGTTGATACCATTGCTGGTATTTTCCTTGATCTGTACTATTCAACAACTGTAGATTGGACAACTAGTGGAGCGCACTCTGTTGTTCAAACTCTGACTGCTGGTGATGCAATCTGGCTTGTTCGTCGTGGACGCATGTCTCTTAATGCTGTTGTGGCGTCTGCTATTGCTGATGGAACTCCATTGGTGACTACCGCAGCTGCTCTTGCGACTGACCCCACTTTGTTGTCTGCTGCAACTACTGTGACACACGTAAAGGCTGCGCTGATAGCACAATCTAGTGAGGTTTCACTTGGCGGTGCTAGCATCGGTTTTGCTCGTGGTGCAGTTGCTAGTAGTTTTGTCGATGCTGAATTGACAT